TGTAATTATCTTATCGGCATCCTTCATGTTACGAAAATCCTCGTAACTTTTGTAAGCTCCATTGGCATCATTAATCTCTGTCTGAATAACAGTAGCCAACCTGTCAGCCATAGGGGCAACAGTAGCGCTTAAATCAGTTCTATCCTCACGCTGCTGAAGAATATTATTAAGGTAAGCTACAGGCATGTATGCACCAGGATTCTTGGCACGGTCAGGCAAAGAGCCATCCTCGTTTGGTCGAACTAAAGTTAGACTTCCGTCTAATGGATTTACTATTTGTTTTAAACCATTTACATTACCAAAAGATTGTATCTGTTCGTGTGCCCATATTTCTCTTTCAGAAGCTGTTCCATTCTCAACACGAGTCATAGATTCATTATAAGACTGATCCCATTTCTTTATGGATTGAGAATATGCTGACCAGTTGTCTTTTGTATTTTGTACAAATCTTTGGTGGTCCTGTGGCTTTATCTCCCCATTAAGCATTCTTTTATTAGACAAAGCTATAGCCTCTGCTGTTTGTGCTGATCCGTCAATTACTAAAGCTCCTAAGCTTTGGTTGTCAACAGGTATCTCAGCATTAACTTCATTGATTGCTGTCCTGGTATTTTCGTAAAGCTCATCCTTTCTCTCCTGCCTGTCATCTCTAATCTTATTTGCTACATCAGTAATATCCTGTGCGGCAGCTGTCCAATCAATGGTAGTTGCTGTTAAATCTTTCTCCCTCTCAATGGTGTATTGATCAGGGCTTACTATATTTTGCTGTGGACTTCCTCCTGTTTCTAATGCCATATTTATACTTTTATCTTGGCTTACCTAATCCTAAACTTTCTAAAAAATCAAATCCGCCACCTTCATATCTTTCATCTATTAGGCTCATTTTACTTTCGTCAAGTTCATTTTCTGGTAATACAGACCCTTGAGCCATTTGCAAGTCAAGGTCTCCGCCACCAAACAAAGGAACAGCACCACCTATAGCTGTCATACTTTTTCCTATTCCAGCTATACCTTCTTTCGTAGCTTTAGCAGCAGCCTCTTCTGCTTGAGCAGCTCTTAGTTTAGCGTCTTTAGATCCAGCCACATCAAAAGCCATTAGCTGTTGCTTTATATTTTCTTTAGACTGAGCTTTAAGTTTTTGAACATTAAAAAGATCTTGACCCATTTCTTGACGAGTCTTTTCAGCGGCAGCTTCAGTATTTGCTCCAACCCTACCTACTCCAGCGGCTAACGCACGAGCGTCACCCTCTTGTAGAGCTTCGACCTGTTGTTGGTTGGCAGCTAATGTTGTTTCAAAAGCCGCTTCATACGCTTCTGTTGGGACCGTAAGTCCCTCAAATGAATCCTTCTCAGCTCTTTTTCGAGCGTCAGCCATAAGTTTTGAAGCTTCCTTATTAGCGTCTTCCATTAGGCTTTTTTGCTTGGACGCTTCACTAAATGATTTAGCTGTACTTGCTACCGCTGTTCCAATACCTACTACTGCTGCTGTTGTTACCGCCATAGTTAAATTGTTTTTATTAATTCGTGGGTATAAGAACTTCCTTCTTTAAACCCTTGCTTTTTATATACATTAATTAAAGGCTTATTCTTAATTAAAGCATACACATATTTTTTATTTAGCGTTCTCGCTTGCTCACTAATTGTTTTGATAAGCAAAGATAACGCTTCTTTTCTTTTTGTTCTGTCCTTATACTTTGTGTTCGATATGATCCAGTCACACCACACTGCTTTTGAATTTGTTTCGTACATAAATCCAGCGCACACAGGCATGTCTTCATCATAAACTATGTATCCACCCGTACCATTTTCTGGTAAAAAATCTCTTGAGGGCGGTGTCCATCTCCAATCAAACCACCACTGACAAAGCGTTTTATCATAATCCTCTGCAACTAATGGTCTAATATATAAGCTCATTACTGCAAAGATAACAAAAAACTATGGATAACTTTTCATTATGTTACTACCGACAGAGAATAATTCTACTGGAGATGTATTGGTGTTGGTCATCGTATATTGCATAAAGTATCCACGAGCACCGTGAGATTCTGCTACCGCATCCTTTACTACATATATAAAATCACCAACAATAGGAACAGCTCCAGTGGTAGAGGTGTCTACCTTTATTCCGTATACAGGGTAAGTTCCTAACACTGTACTAACAGAAGTGTCACTAATAGCAGTTATCGGTCCAAGCTCAGCCTCTACACCACCTGAGCTTTTGTAAGCAATATCTCCAATTGAAATTTCAGAAGGTATAGGTATATTATTAAATGCTGTAGTTGTAGCTGTGGTATCAAAATTTCCAAACCTTATAGTATACACACCTGCAGCAGGACCACTAATATTAGTGGTTGATTGTATCCCTATTACTGATCGTGCTTTTAAGTTTACAGTACCAGCATTCTCCCTAAGAAATGTAAACCATTCACCTTCTTTTTGAACAAAGTATGTGCTTATCATAGAGCCAGAACCTAAGTCTGTAAACAAAGAATCGCAATTCCAAGCATCATCACTTTCGTAAAACATTGTTTTGAATAACTTTATTTCAGAAGGAGCTACATTTAAAACTCCTGTTATAGATGAGTTGTGTTGGAAACCATAGTAGTTGTTTCGTGTTTCATTGGTGTTGTGCCTGTAAAGGTTACCCTCGTGAAAGGTGTAAAAATACTGATTCATACCCATCATAAAGTCAGGAAGGTAATCATAGAATGAAGGCCACCCTTTAGATTCATTGCTATATGTTAGTGTATCTGGACTCGCCATATTAAGTACATATCGTTAAACTTGTTATTACTCCGTTTGCTACCGTTATACAGTAGTTGTTTCCGTTAAAAGATATTCCCCAGTGTGCATCAGCTAAAGGAGTTACACCGTTAGCATCTGCAAATATCCAGTCGTTTACCGCTGGTTGACCAGCTATTCCCGATACAGGAGCTGTATAATATGTAGTATCAAAATCTGCAGAACATACTTGAGTACACGAAGAGTGACTTGTTGTTGTGCCTGGTATACCAGTTAATGGAGCTGGGCAAAATGGTTCTAACTCAAAGTCAGCATATAAGCAGGTTATGTCCATCTGAAAGGTGACAGTTGTAGGGAATGCATTAGGTTTTGGTATAACCATATAGGAGTTTCCTGGAGCTGTTGCTGTAAGAGTTACCCCTCCCGCTGCTTCATTAGCGTAGGGTCCAAGCGTTACGGCTACACCTGTGTTTTCCCATTGAGTCAGACCTGCATCAGGAAAATTAGCGTTGTAATTATATACCTCACCAGCCAAAGTAGCTGCGTTACTACCATTAGCATTTGTTAAAGGTAATGCGCTACAATCTCCTGTTGGGGAAACCAATCCTATCACACCTTGAAGGTATCCGTGTTGAACGCTGGAATATTCAGAGGCTGTAGTTCCATCATAAGTCCATTGGAATTTTACATTAGAATCATAAGGATTTGTTCTAACTATAATAGCTCCAGTCGCTTCGCCAAGATCTACAGTAACATTATATGTACCAGAATTTTCATATAATTGATATTCTGGTGAAACAGTAGATGCTCCGCAAGATGGGTCGCAAGCAGAGCACGGCAGTATCGCCCCTAAAACTCCACTAACTTGCTCTCTATATATGCCTCCAAATCCATAGAAACCATCAGGTGCTACAGTTTGTAAAGAAGCATCCGTATATATTGTCGATGCATCAGTAAAAGATGTTTGATCAAAATAATATGTTCCTGTTGTTGCCATAATTTAATTTTAACAAGTTCCGTTTTCTACGACTATTCCATAACTATTTACATAAATCCACTGCTTAGGAGATGGAGATGGTTGAGATACTCCAACAACATAATATCCAGCCCCAAGAGGTGTTGATCCATCGCAGTTTGTGCCGCTGAAACAAATGTCTCCAGTAGTAGGAATATTGTTTTCTCCATAGAATGAGTTTTCAGACCATCCATTACTATTGGTATTTGTTAGGCAAGCGCCAGACTGAGTGACCTCAACTGGACCAAAGAAAGCCTGCTTACAGTCTTGACTGCAACCACAACAAGCTTCGTCTGAAGAGGTGGCATCGTAGCACAATGATGAAGATGTTATACTTCTTAGATCCCATACTAAATATAAGTACTGATTTTCAGAAGGTATACTTAAAGCTGAAACAGTATTTGTATACACACCAAAAGATGGGTTTGATATAGCTCCTGTAATTTCATTTAATAAAGGTAGTAGATCCAGCACTTCTTCTTCTGTATACAATGTGTTTGAAGATAAGTACTTGAAAGAATTGTTAGACTCGTTGAAGTTAAAAGTGTCCGAACCCTCTTTCATTATTGACATTGTTAGGTCAACTCCATCGTAAGGGAATGTACCAACAGACCTTTGTCCTGTTGAAGAAATATATTCAGAAGGTATTGACAATCCCAACGAAGCTAATCCATTTGTAGATGGGCTTGATGTCAATCCGTCCGACCAGTTATATCCAAAATGAGTAAACTGTCCAGCCACATCTTGACTATTTACAACAACCTGCACCACTGTTATCTCTGATACTGGAGGGCATTTTACTGTAGCCGAATATGTAGCTGTTGATTCAGCAGGAGTTATAGTAACATCAACCGTGTTTGGTGAAGCGGATGTTTTATCGAACGATAAGGTTCCTCCTCCACTCACTGGATCTGATGGGCCATAATTTGTGCCATTCCAAGAAAAAATAATATCTACGCTGCCCTCTGAAACATTATAATCGAAATCAATTTCACCAACTGATGATCCTAAATCTACACTATACGAAAGTGCTCCAGCTGCATCTGACTGCTCTACCTCAGTGCCACATCCAACTATGTTATCCTCTGACGGTATTTCTCTATTGTTTGTTGACAAAACAAACTCATCCATATAAGGATCATATCCGCCTAATTTCTGAGTGTTAGACTGTTCGATAAATTGGTCTCTAAACCAAGACCTCATTCCCATGTCTGATATTACCGTTAGCTGATCACTGTTGGCACTTGCTCCCTGAAGCATTAGAACAGCGCTTCTTTTTACATCAGTAAAGAACATCTTACTTCCCCAAGAAACAAAACTTTCTGGGTTAAAACTTATTCCGTACTCCTCTATTCTTGCCACTTGAGTTCCAAGAACTTCTGGAACAGAAGCAATAGCACCACCGCCTGTGGAGTCTGTTATAACATTCTTTTTAGACAGAACATATGATATTCTATCTTCCTGTAAAACAAGTATATCTGTTTCACGAGAGTGAAGCTTCATTACTGGTCCGAAGGAAGATTCTAAATCTTTATAGTTAACTAACCCTAAATTGAACTCATTTAGATTGTTTACATTCGAGCTTGGCTGTATCACTCCGCTGTATGTAAGAGAGTTGAATCTGTCAGCCTGAGCAAAATCTTGATTAGAAACAGCTAAAACTCTTTCTCCTAATTGAAAGGGCATAGCCACCCATCTATCTTGTATCTTATAACTTTCTACTCCGTTTCCAAAACTATAGCAATCTGCATTACTAAGCAATGCCTTAAATGCAACATCAGCCGAAAGGTCTTGGTCTTGATCACCATCTCTTGTACCTGACATATGGTTTCCATTAACAATATCATATGTCTCTGATGCGTCATAAAATAAATTAGGATCTGCTTCAGTAGGCTCTGTTTCAAAAATAAGTAAGCCTCCTGTTCTTTGAACCTCTATTAGCAACTCAGTATTACCTGGTCTCTTATCAGTTCCATTCCAGTTAGCGCACTTAGGTATACACCCTCTATTGTAAAAGTATTGTAATCCAGATGCGTTTTCATATATAAAAAGTTTAGTGTGAAAACAAGAACAAGGATTAGATGCGTTTGAAGAATAAGGACCTGTTCCTCCATTATCAAACCATGTAGCTGATGTTTCGTTAGTATAGCCAGTGGACGGGTCTATACCATCCCCTATCATCCATTCATAAAAGTTCGGATAATCTTGAGTAACGGTAAATGTTTCGTCAAACTTATACTGCTTCGCATCACAAGTATCGTTTTTATGACCTCTCCAATTGTTAATATAAATTCTTACTTTAGATCCTGCTGGCAAATCTACATTAACATTACCCGCTCCATCATTATAAAAAAGAGGAACATTTACAGTTTTATTTGTAGAGCAGCTTGTTGAATATGATTTTATTTTTTCAATTCCAAAATTCAAATTAGCAAATGGTATCTCTGAAGTAGCAAATCCACCTGGCTTAGCTATCATATAAAGACCTGGTAAACTATCTGCGTTTCCTGGAACCTCTCCGCCTGCAAAGGCTTTAACCTCCAACACCACAACCTCTGTGACGCTATTGACAACACCTTCAGTGTCGCTTTTTACATATAAAACATCACCAGCCTTTACAAATGAGGTTGAATCTCCTTCAAGTTTAAAATAAACTATTTGCGGAGCGTTATCATCTTTATAAAAAGTAGTTACATATAAAGTATTGTACTCACCTTTACTTGGCTTTACAACAAACTTAAATTTTTTAGCCCAGTATGGAGGAGGACTACTTACTGTTGCTCTTATTTTATTCTGTAATATACTTGTTTCAGGACCAAAGTTTACCGTGTTGTCCTTAGAAACCAAAACTGTAGATGCTCTTCCGTAGTCATCCATGTAAACTATTCCTGTTTCGTAATTTCTATTACTATGTAAGCTTAGTGTATTTTCGGTTTTTGTATATCCTGCTGAAGAACCAAAAGCATTGAACTCAAAATACTCCCATTGATTACTAACATCCCCACTAACAGGGTCTTCGTAATAGTACTGTACAGCTGGAACCTGTAAGTTAAATGAAGTTCCACCTCCACTGGTTCCAAAAAGAAATCCTTGCTGAACACAGTTTCCAACAACGGTTGGATCTCCGCAGTTTCCTGTTATAGAAGAATTTATTAATTCTAAATCTGTACCAGGGATTGGTGACTGAATAGCTTGATTAAACCTATCTGTTAAAGTGACACCTTCATCTAAGGTTGCTATTGGCTGATAGTTTCCGATTGACTCCGCACCTATAGCCTCTTTAAATTCCAAGCTATTTATCATAGCTGAAACGGAATTGTATACTTGAGTAGCTGTAAAACTAAAAGATATATCAAAAGGTATACCTCCATTTTGCTGAAAGGATAAGTCTATATCTGGACCATTACCTTGAGGTGTAAAGTTTGGGGAAGATACCAACTCAAGATTAAATCCAAATGTAGTTCCAGCAGCTATAGGTGTTTCAACAGCTGATAAGTCGAATGATATTTTTGCGTCAGGAACATTAGGATTTGAGGATGGGTTTATAGTGTATGTAATACCATTAAAAGTAAACGGCTCATCTAAATCAACTCCGCTTACAGATTCACTGACTGGAGAAGTAGAGTAAGATATTTTTATATCTGTACCTGGAGAACTCTGTATATCAAACTGATCTACATAATTTCCATATATCAATCTATTTCCTTGTATTGTTTGTGCTTGAGCCTTTTGAGGAACATTATCATAAAGTCTAAGAAGTTCGTCAGAACCCAATACTGTGTATATCTTAGAGTTGTCAAAAGTAATTGTCTGAGTAGTATTGTCAGACCATCCATTATCTTGCTTATTAAATCTTTCAATAACATATATGGTATTAGTGTTCGCTGGCTTATACAAAAGATCTACCTGCTTAACTCTTTTTGACCCAGTAGAAAAACTAACAAACGCTGCGTTATATGCATTAACCATTCCAGCGTTGTAGAAGTTTAATGAGTCAAAACGAAAAAGTCCAGGCTGAAAAGCTGGCTGTGTAAATAAAGATGTTGCTGAGTATTCTCCATCTTCATATCTATATCTATAAGCAAAAGATATAAATTTGTTTACAATATAATTTTCATCTCCTGGTAAAATAGTAAGCTCTACATCTGGAGCTGTTAAAGGCTTGTATCCTCCAACTGACTTTTCGTATCCTGGAGGTTTTTTTATTACAGACACATCTTCTTCTTCTATCCCATCTACACCAGCTGAAGGATCGTCATAATTTCTTTTTACATTTACACACCTGGGAGGATTTAGATTATCAGTAAAAAACAAAAGATCGTCTATCTTATTCACTCCTGTTATTAAGTGCTTAGGACTGAAGTTTAAAACAGAAATAGATGTTACATGATATGTAATGACATTGTTATTTGTATTGTAAGAAACTATCATATCTACCTTTCCAGTAGGAGAACTGGTATTTGCAGGGTCGTGAACAAACCAATACATAGTTTCTGATATACCTTCTTGAAAAGCTCCTACGCAAACAGCTGATCCGCTTAAGGTTGATCCTGCATAAGAAAGTGTAGTAAGACGAGTATTGCCTTTAGAGTTTTCTACAGCCCCAATCTCTGTGGTTTCTGTAGAACCCAATCTAACATTACGAGCATCCACATACTCTCCTTTAGGGACTAAGCGTTCATCAACGCTTTTATTCATCCTCCCTAATATAAAATTACTTGAGATGTTTTTACTCATATTACTTCATCCATTTATCCTGACCTCTCATGTTCATTAAGAGTCTGCCTGGGTGTATATTACTTAATCTTAATTTAGCATTTCTAAGGAGAGACGATTTGTCTTTTCTCGCTCTGTTAACTATATATTCCTGAACTCCAAATTTGGAATTTAATATAGAGTATTTTATATAAGCGTATATAAACTCTTCAAACATTTTATTAACACTGACCGAAGAGTCATCTCCTGTTTCCATGCCGTCCGAAACATACTCTAATACAATAAACCTGCTTTCGAGTCCTGAGCTAAAGTTAATAACACCACCTCTTTTATCTATACTAAAGGTTGGGTTTGAGTTTGCTGTCTCTGTGTTCAATCCGAATCGTGTCCCTATACCATAATCAAAATACCAACACCCGTCTATACAATATCCAAGCTCACCGCTATAAGCACCTCCGCCTGGATAGATACTTGGAGCTGTACCAGCTATTCTATCTATTGTTAATTTTGAATCCTTTGGCTTCAACACATTACCATCTATATCAAAAAGTATTTTGTACTCATTATCTTGAAGGTAAGCTCCACTCCAGTTAGTTTGAATATTTTCCGTTAATGGTCTTAATACTTGACCATCTGTATACTCAGATATTCTCACCCAATTGACATAATCTTGCGGCAATATAAATCTTAACTGACTATCCACCTGAAGCTGAAGGATTTTAATTTCCTTCATAGCGTCATAGTTCAATTCTTGTATGCCACGCTTAGCATGAAAAAGAACTTGATACCTTTCTACATTGTTAATCAACTCGTTGTTACCTTGATACATCAACATAAAATTGTTAACAATATCATCAAGACCAACATACTGGTACGACCCCCAGTTAGCATCTTCAGGAACAAGTCCTCCATTTTCGTAATATTGATAATCTGTTATATATGACATATTAGCTTGTTTCTTGTGTATCTAATCCTTCTTCTTTTGCTCCGAAATTGTAAACATCTGATTCTCTAATCTCTATACCAACGTATTGACATATCTTGGCAATCAATGTAGGCTCGTCTGATAATGGCAACTCAAAGTCTTGATAATCTGGTTGAGAGCTATCAAAAACAGGAGCCCCCATAGAGCCTATAGACATATAAGTCCACTTTGGATCTTTAGGATACCTAATGTATTGACAGTGAATATCTCCTTGTCTCTGTATGCTACCTGGATAAACAGTGATAAACTCTTGGGAGTTAGTTGTACCATCCAAGGTGTACGCTGGGAATTGTTTGGTTGGAGCGGTAAGATTAGAGCTTGTTAAATTAAATATTTTATTTTGACTAACTCTTTCTACCTGAACTATATTTGTATTTGCGTATATGTAATATATATCATCAGTAGCAAAAGCTAAGTCTTGGTCGGTATTTAAACTTGTGTCGCTCAAAACTTCAACCACCCTTGCTTGTCTTAAGTTGTTATTATTTACCACTATACTATTTAAAGACGGAGTAGGTGATGAAACTGGTATAGTAGAAAATGGTGCTGTAGCATCATTAACATCTCCAACGGCTGGACCACTTATTGATCCAGAAAAAAGTAAGCTTGGGTAATAGAATATTTTATTTATTAAATAATAATCATTAGGAAGATAAAACCTGTTGCTTATAATATCTAAACCAAAGGAGCCTCCTGGAGAGTAAGTTCCCTCTTGCATTAAAAACTTACTTTCTGAAAAAGAATCTATAACCTCTTCAAGTCCTTTAACAATATTAGCGTATCCTATCCCTGATGTTCTTTGATTTTCCCTAACTATCCAGTTGTTATACTGATAGAAATAATCTTCAAACATATCCATCTGAGCTTGCTTAGCATATAGATTAAAATCCTGTGGGGATATATATCCATAGTTCTCTTTATTAGCTATTGCTAAGACTGTATTTCTAACTGAGTTAATCATACTACAAAGATAATCAAAAAAAAAGAGGTCTATATTTTTTAGACCTCCTCTTTAATACATAAAACAATTGTTAGCTATAAACGACTGATGCCGTCCACTGTAAAGCAAAGTTGCCTCCGCCAGTTTGTGTCATAGGCATTTCAACTCCAACGTTTCTCCACTTGGAACTCCAAGCTTCTTCGATAGCTACATAGAATGCGTCACCGAATACAGTCTCGTTAGAAGCCACTACAGTTTGACCAAGAGCAATTACACATTTGTCAATACCTGTTGCTGAGGTTTTGTAGTGTAAAGTAACTTGACCATTAGTACCGTTAATGTTAACATCAGATACTTCATCTAAAGATACTGCAGCGCAGCCTTTTCCATTTTGTGAAATCACAAAGAAACTATCACCTACTAATACAGCTACAGGACTGTGTAATAATAATTCAGTAGCAGACAAAACCTCATCCACTTTTGTTATTACATTAGATGTAGAGTTGAATAGTAAGTCACCTGGTCTAATGTCAATTCTAAAATCAACACCAGCAAGAACGGCCTTATATGCATCTGCAGCAGAAACAACAGAATAAACTGTTCCACTCGCTGATAAACCACCAGTTCCAGAAGCAGGAGCACCTGATCCAGCACTAATACTTAGAACGGTTTCTGAATCTACTCCAGTAACAATTGCATAGCTTCTATTTGGGTATCCTGAAATACCAGTTGTAATTACAACAAAATCTCCAACCTCAATATTGTTAGCAATAAAAGTTGCGGAAGAGTCGGTTACTTTTAATTCAGCCGCTGCAGTAGTAGTGCCAGATTCTAATACAGCTGGATTGGTAGCTGTAGAACTTGCATACATCTGCATAGGCATTTTTATATACTTCTTCATATCCTTATGCTATTACAATTCCTGAAATATCTTTTGAAAAAGCGTATGGGTAAACCACGTCAGTCCAAGATGTAGCTAAAGCCTTAATCATTGCTTCCTGAAGAGAATCTCTAAATTCGTTTGTTGCGCCCTCAGCAGATCCTAAAGTAATTGTAGCAGTGTTACCGCTTAGGTAATTGATAACAGATACAGTAGAGCTTGTGCGTGTAATAGATAATACGTCAGCAACACTTACTAAAGCGTTTGACGCTCCCGATACAGGGATGCTTAAAAATTTGTCCATAGTTAAAAAATTTAATGGGTTAATAAAAAGCAAAGATAGTTAAAAAAAAAGCACCCATCTCTGAGTGCTTTCTTGTTGTAAGTTGTTGTGGCTTACTTTTTTAGTTTCTTACAAAGACTCTTGTAAGTTTCTAATCCTTCATCGCTCTTCATCCAGGATGACAATATATACATAGGGTCTTCTCCAAATGGTAAGCTTAAAAGTTTTCTATATGCTTTACCAGTCTTTATGCTTACAGACTTGGTGTCAACTGTTAAAAATCCTTGAGAAATAAATTGAGCAATATTGCTTTCAATCTCCAAGTTTGGATCATCTAATATCTCTAAAAGATTAGATGGATTGTTTTTAGCGAAATATAAAACATCACGATTAATCTCAGCTGTACTCATATTTTCAACTTGAGATCCGAATATAACTCTTGCTACAGCTAACTTGGTTTCTAAGTCCATCTCTCTTGCCGCTAACAATGCGTCAATCTCAACCTGCATATCATCTACTAAATCTTGAGCTTCTTTAGCTTTGTCTAATTCAGAAAATACAGTTCCATTACCTGGATGTAAACTTAAAAATTGTTGTAAAACTTGGTTTTCTTTTTGGACATTTAAAAATCCGTCTTCAAAAATAATAGGCTCTAATATAGCGTTACCATCTTGCTCATCCATAAAAGCACTCTTCTGATTACGAGCGTAACGAAGTGGACGGTTTACACCAGTCTCTTCATCAAAATGTAATAAAGGAAATCTTCTACTGTGTTGGGATGCTAAAATGTAAGATAGTGGAGCCACTTCTCTTTTTAAGATGTAAATTTTATTTACAAACTTTTCTTGTGTTTTTTTCATTATATAATATTTAATTAAAGTTAAAAAAGAGGAGGGAAAAAATCCCTCCTCAATTATTGTTATCTGCTTACGCTGAGAATAAGAAGAAGTTGTTTGCACCTAAAGTACATACAGCTCTTTCACTCAAGAAGTTAACAGTCATTGCATCTAAATCAGATGTTCTTGCTCCACCAGCAGAACCAGTGATCCAAGTTTTGTAACGTCTATCTTCAGTCTCTGAAGCTCTATAACGAACATGTAAGAATGGACGCTTAGCGTTCTTTCCTAATACTTGATCGTATACAGTTGTAGATCCAGCAGGAACTAAAAGTCCGTTTACTGCACCGCCTACTAAACCACCTCTCATTGTAGGATCGTTTAGATATTTCCAGTCAGACTTATAGAAGTCATAACCTCTACGGAATCCTGTGAAGCCTAAGTTCAACGCCATGTCAGCATCATTGTCAAACAAACCGTAAGAAGTACCACCTGCTCCGTAAGAGTTTTGAGCAGCTAACATATCATCAATATCGAAAGAGAACTGACGATTAACGAATAATACATTTTCTTCAATAGAACCTTGCTTGTCAAGTCTCTGGATAATAGAGTCAAAACCTGCTAATGCAGTTGGGTTACCACCGCCCCAAACGTTTCCTCTGTTGTTTACAACATAGAAGATACCTTCAGAACCTTTGTTACCAACAGTTAGGTCTGTAGCTTGTGTAGCAACACCTGAACCTGCAGCAGCTGGAACAGCTTCTACCATAGCAGTTTCTAAATAGTCTTCGAAACGCATTCTTGTTTCAGCTTCGGCTTTTAGATACCATAAGTATCCAGACTCACCGTTCTCAGTTGATACTTCAATCCATCCAATCTGAGCCATGTCAGAACCACTTACCTCGTAAGTATCCTTAATGATGATTGGAGAGTTTTCAAATATCAAGTCAGCTGGCTCAAGAGAACCTTGCATTCCATATTGTCCTTTCTTAAACTCAGAACCATAAGCCCATACAGTTAAAGTTGCTGGAGCAACTGGAATTACAGGAGCTTCATAGAAAGCAACAGTGAAAGTGTTAACACCTGTAACAGATGTAACAATAGCTTTGTTGCTTAAAACTGAACCTGAGCTTTCGTCAGAAATCATAATAGTTTGACCAACTCTAAATGCAGGACCATCGATAGCAGTAGTGTTTGGCATCTGTGAACCTGGAGGTGTACCATCTGGTGCATTGTTTACTTGTCCAATAGGGTTAATAGTAATCGTTGCTTCTCCACCTACAATTGCTGATGAAGTACATCCTGTGTACTTAGTGTGTAATCTTCCTTGCTCAGCCCACTTTATTAAGTCGGACGCACAAGGCATTTCAGCACCCACCATTCTTAAGAATGATGCTACTGATCTATTACCGTAACGCTCAAATTCCTTTTCATAAGTATCAGGAAGATACTGATTTAAGAAATCAAAGTTTGTTAGGTAATTAGTTGCTGTAGGGACCTGAGCCGATGATGGCTGTAATTGGAACCCTGGTGTAGCTAATACGCTCATTTTTTAAAATTTTTTAGTTTATAATTATTTTCTACTTTTAATCTTGAGACCTCTACTGCTTTCTGAGCTAATAGCCCTAATTGTTTGACCACCTTTAGTTACGCTTTGGTTGGCTGATCGCACATCCATATTAATGTTTTTAGATTTCTTAGAAACATTATCTACGGTTGCGGCAACTCCTTGTTCGTAAAAAAACTGAGCAAACTTATCTGGGTTCATCGCCATTGCTAAAGCTCGATGGTATCCTTTAGGATCGCTCATCAAACCACTTTCGCTATCTATGTATTTGTTTACAAAGTTAGCTACATCTGACTGCTTACTGTACAATTCTTTCGAATCTCCAGGTTTAAATGTAATTTTATTTCCTCCGACCTCGAACTCAAAACCTTTGAACTCATCGTTAAAAACTTCTTTAGTTTTATCTAAGAAATAATCATACCTTTTTTCGCTTTGCTCTTTAGCACTTTTGGACTCGTTAATATAACTTCTATAGCTATCAAGCTCTTGTTGAACATCTTGAGATAAATCATTCCCGCTTGACTCAAGAGGAATTTTATACTTATCTTTCTGTTCGTTAAAGAATTTTTTAGCTTTAACAAGTTCTCTTTTCTGTGCTAACTTTTTTTTCTTGATGTCTTTTTCTTCATCAAGATCTTCATCATACCCAAACTTATCTTCAATCATGTCTTGAATGTCAATGTCATCCAACCCTTCTTCAATTGCTGAGTAATATTGAGTTAGCAAATCAGAAGCATTCATACTGTCGTAATCCTTTTGTAGTTTTACGAAATCATCAATACCTCTGCCCGTCTCTCTTTTATATTCAAAGAACGCTTTTACATCATCTGGCAAATCTTCGTTTGACTCTTTTTGAGTCAGCAAATCATCTACCGATGTAATCTCTTTATTGTATCTATCTTTAATGTAAGATAGAACATCTTCATCTTTTAATCCTGACTCTTGTGCTTCCTCTTTCGGCTGTACACTTTCTTCGGTGTTCGTGGTGGAGGCACTTTCAACGCTTGCTTCCACTCCCTCAGAGTCAGTTGTACTGTTTTCAATTTGTTGCTCATGTTCTTTTAAAAGTTTTTCTTCTACCTCAGCGACAGACTTTTGTTCAGAACTTACTTCTTTTACTTTAATTTCCATTTAATTTAATTTTTACAAAGTTAATACTTATTTATTTATTTCTTTCAGACTTCTTTTTAGCTCTATATGCTTTCATAGCTTCTCTTTTAGCTTTACCCTTTTTCCAAGATCCAGCCGCAAATTTTTCAGCCCTCTTCTTTCTTTTAAACTCATAAACCTCCCCAGCCTCTAAAGCCTCTTTATAACTCTGTGGTTTAGCTTTTTCTTTTCCCTTGAAGGTTATAGAAGGATGAGCTCTGTAAACTTTTTTACCATCTACTTCGCCTGATCCATAAGTCATTTTTACAGTAGCATTTCTGCCAGACTTATTTCTTTTTAAGTTTCTTAAATGTTTTTTTCTTTTCTTTTTTACAACAGTCATATTATCTTGGATTAAATTCCGCAAGATCAAAACCATCTAAGCTATCTTCATTGGATTCGAAGCTAACTGGAGGTAGGTTATTTTTTCTTTGCTGAATAAGCTTTGACTGTTCAGTGTTGGCTTGACTAATACGCTTAGCCTTCGCATCTTCACGCTTGTCTTCTCTTTGGTTTATAGCTGACTGCTCTACACCTTTTAAAGACATTTGCATTTGGAACTCAACCTGCATCAACTGCTGTTTTAGCATAGCTTCATTCTTTTGTTTCTCAATTTCAAAAGCAATCTCAGCCTGCTTGACCTGTATCTTAGATTGAGCTTCTGCTTGCATCTTTTGCATAGCAGCTTCAGCTGCAGCTTGCTGTGACTGCATATTGTTTTGTTGCTGCATTTGCATCTCAGTAGCTTTTTGTTTTTGAGCCGCATCTTGCTTTTGCTTTCTCTTAAGCTTAAGAAGTTGGTTAGCCATTTTTAAGTTCTTAAGCTCTCTAATATCTATAGCGTCTTCGAGATCTATTCCTCCTTGCTGTAAGGCCATTTGAATATTCTGCTCTAACTGCTGCTTCTCCTCTTCATCAGGAGCAACCTCTATGAATATGCCGAAGTCATGTAAGTATAAGTTTTTAATTTCCTCTAACAACTTCATATTGTATTTTCCTATCTGCATAGCAAACTCATCCTTAAAGTCTGCATACTCTAAAACATCTGCCGTTCTTATAGATAAAGCTTCCGCTAATCTTTTTGTTAAATATAAACTTCCTTGAAGTATATGGCGTGTTGCTGTATTAGAGTTTAGCGCAGCAAGTTTCTGAACGCCAACCAATGAGTTAGGATCTGGAGTAGATCCGTCACGAGCTTCGTTTAATCCCGTCACAGACCTAATCATATCTAAGTAGTGATTATAGTTTCCTATTAACATTTGCATTTTAGAAGCACCACTGTTAGATGTTAATTGCTGAATAGGAACTCTGGCATTGTTAAACTCACCATCCTGAGTATAGCTTCTTCCTACAACACTACCAGTTTGAAAGTATAGTCGTAAAGCGTCAGAAGGATCATAAGCATTTCCTGTTCCTAAGTCCACCTCGTTTAATCCATCAGCATCAATAAATACACCATCAGGAACAACTCTTGAAACCACTTGCTGTATCTTTAAATGAGTCATCTGTATAAGATCTGCAAATGGTATCATTCTTCTAACTAAAGACTCTACTGCTCCTTTATACATTCTTGGAGCTACAGCCACATAGTTAGGCATTGCAAACTGATTAGACGAATTAGGTCTTACCATATTCTCCATCATCTTCCATTCAAGTAAGAAGTTGGTTCCCATAACCATCACACCCTCATACCAAACATCAATTGTCTTTTCAACCTTTTCGAATCCACCTTCGTCCATCATTTCTTGAGGGGGATTAAACTGATCGTCCTTCTCTACAACCTTAAAGTTTCCATCAGCTGTAGATTTCTTTTTATATACAAACTTATTTGTTGTCTTGTAATTAAAATACATGAGAGTACAAGTGTCTCTGGCAAACATACTATTCTCATATATAGACGCTACATTATAATAGTTGTACCAAGCTTGACTGTATTTTGATATTTCCTCTAAGTCTTGATTTGTTAAATCTGGATTTATTTTTAACAGCTCTGTCATTGGAACTGTTTTTACTTCTCCCCAATAAAAGCAATCCTTGAAGTAAGGGTCCTCTGTATAGCTATACACCACATTTGCTGGATCAACATACTCAACTCGTATACCATCTCCTTTTTGAAACACATGCTTACATACACCTAATCCTAAAGTAGTAATGTCCATGTCACACCTTTTTCTCAAGTGATTATAGTCATTCTCCTCAAACATAGTATTGATCGCTTCCTCAGCAGCTATCTCTATAGCAGGCTTGTAATTCATCTGCATAAACAATTCCAGTTCAGCATCATTTTCTGGAAGCTGATCTTCATTTATCTGAAACACCTCTATTCCAAAATCTTTTTCAATCTGACTAAGAACTGGTCTCGCAACCATTTGAGTCTCAACCATAGTTTGAAATTGATTTCTTTTCTCAGCAGACATTGCGTCTTGAGCAAAACAATTTATCTTAAATAATCTATCAGACATTCCGTTTACAACGATGTCTACAAACTTGGGTATAATTGGAACTGGTGTCCAATCTAAATTTAGATATGATAAATCACCATCAATAGCAAGTTCGGTTTTGTATTTAGCTATTGACTGCTCTCCTCTTGCATAAAGTCTTAATCTATTAAACTCTCTCCACTGACTGTAGAACCTACAATTACCTCCATCCTTTCTAAACCACTCGTATTGTATGGCTTGACCTATTTGAAGACCATACTCTTCAGTCTTCTTCTCCGCATCTGAAACAAATTGATCAGGGAATGCGGCAGCCTGTATATCTATTTTTACTGACTTCATCTATTAATTATTTGACTTATTGAAGACTTATTATCGTATCTTGCAAAGTTAATACTTATTTTCGATTTTTGTTTAGAAGGTGTGTATAAGTGCTTCTGATTAGCCATAATAGCCAAGCCAGAGCTTATAGCGGCATCAAACTTAGTTCTGTTAGTAATATCAAACTTAGCCCAATCTTCTAATGTTTTAGAAAAGTACATCTCTCCCATCTCTTCTGGATCTCTATATTCTTCTGAGAAATCCAAACCAATATGCTTCTCAATGTAAGACTCAATAGCTGCTGCGTGAGATTGTTTTACATCCTCAGAAGTGTTTGGTATACCCCCTAATTCCCTCTCTGTTTTAGATAACTTGTTGTATGTTTTGTCGGGACGATTCATTGAAAATCCTCTGTACCCTCTGTTCTTAAAATGATACAGCAACCTTGGTTTGTTATTCTCTGCGAGTATTGGCATACCATAAAATACACAAGCCATTAAAACTTCCTCAAAGAATATTTCAGCGGTCTGTGGTCTCGCAATATATTCTAAAAAGAAATGATTACTTGGAGCGTTATCCATATTAAACTTAGTCATTCCATGTAAAGCTCCGTTAGAACCTTTACCAACTACAACGCCAGATATATCGTAAGAGTCACAACCAAAGGATCCGAGATGCTCATTGCCAGGATACTTCTTTCCGTTTCTAACTTCTACTCTATTCCTCATGCCAGCTTCAGGTATCCATGTAACCAAAAACCTTCCATTCTTATTAGGGTGCCATACAACCTTACTGTCTTTTATCCCGTCCTTCCAAGCAAATGAACCCTGAGTTACTTGGTGCTTTAAATTAATGGAATCATTATAATCTATTTGTTGGTATATTTTAGTTAGATTAAATATTGATTGCTTGCTTTCGTCTCTAAAAGCGTGGGACTCCGTTCTTGGAAACTGTCTGTAAAATTCATTAAGAGCATCAGCATCTTGAGCTAAAGACTCTACTTCATTCTCCCAATAGTCTATAGCGCCCATACTAATATCTTCTCCATCAATACCTATTATTGGTTCTTTAGGAGTTCTTAGCACTGGCATCCCATACATATCAATATAACCTTCAAAGTTCCACTCCATAGGAATAAACAAACAATACAGTCCACTTTTAGTTTGACCGTTTGAGTTTCTTTTAGATGGTAAAGAGTCTTCGTAAAGCTTTTTAAAATTACTACCACCTTTGTCTAATGCATTTGATGTTGAACCCATCATACACTTTCCTATAACTTTACTACCTAATCTTAGACATGTCTTAGTTACACGCCAGTTGTTTAGAATGTTATCAGGCTTCTCCCACTTACCGCTCTCATCGTGTAAAAGTAATTGTAGCTTCTCACCATCATAGCTATTATCCCCAGTATTCTTCCAATCAATAGTAGTATCTAATCCTTCAAGTTCATTGTCCTCTATCTCATACATGTTCTTTTTTGTAATCTTAGAAGCAGGAACACGATATGCTAATTCTGTCTTTGGCTTGTCCATACCATCTTGTATGGGCTTGAAAAAAAACGGGTAGTTGTTAGATATAGGAACAACCTTGTCGGTAAACATTTTCTTAGCATCCGAACCAGTCTTAGATAGTATTCCTATACGAGCATCCTTGGTTATGGTGGCTGCGTTAACTCCTTCTGAAGAACTCATAAAAGAAAATCCAGAACGTCTAATCTTTAGGTAGCACATTCCAAAGCTTCTCTTGTCTGCCTTACACGCTTCCCAAAATATATAGAATATTCTGTTTGCTTCACGAAAGTCTGGCAGACCAACATCAATCTTAGTCCATTGTAAATACATATAGTGAGTTCCAGTAATGTATGTAGGATTTCCATTATTCATAAACCAGAAGCCTTCTTCTCTTCTATCAAACTCTGACTCTATATAGTCTACCCATTTGCTTTTGAATTGGTCAGGAACCTCATGCCACTGAAATATAGACTTAATACGAGACAGCTCTTTGGGATAGTCAGAAGCTTCCCAGTATTGTTCCTTCTTTGTTGAGCTTCTTTTATAAACATCCTTTGGAGGTTTAGGTAGAGCAATCTTTAAACCATTAATATTTATTATATCGCCAATCTCTCCAGTCTTAGATATTACAACAATATCATACTTTGGGTCGTAACCATACTTCCATGACCTGGCTCTATTCTTGTTGGTTACAACAGACTTAGATACAATACCCTTTAGCGTAGTATATAATTTATTTTGATCTTGACTCTGCAAATCCCTTTGGCTTACTTGATTTAGATTCAACAACTCCACCTTCTAATAAGGCCTTCTCCTCTTCTATTCTTTTTAATATTTCAAAAGCATCCATAATACAAAGCTTCTTAGTGGCTGCAGCATTCTTTAATCTGTCGGCAGCTAACTCATCATCCTTGTCGAACTTAATAATATCTTCCTTAGCCACCTTAACTAATTGCTTAACAGCTTTTTCTCCAGCATCTATAATGCTTAACTTTAATTCTTTACTACTCATACTTATAAAACATTACAAAAACATTTCTACCTTCTTTCCATGAAACATTAGGATACTTACTATGAAAGTAACTGGATGGATAAGAAACTAATCTATTCTCTTCGTACCCAACAACAGTGCTCAATCTCCATCTATCTGTATCCTCAGCATCTACATCTATCATACGGTCATAATCCTCATCTGTTATGTCTTTAGGGATTTCTCTTCCGTAAACATCATGCTCCCATAAAGCTGTTCCGTGTAAATCTTCTTTCTCTCTGGGTGACATATAAAGAACTAAAGCTCTATCAGGCTTCTCTCCATTTATGTTTAAATCAGAGTGTATTCTCCATGTTGTATCTAAGTCATCATTAGATGTCCTGAAGAAACTTAATATATTGTATAACTTTTTTCCTTCAATCTTAGACAAGGCATGCAATACATATTCATCAAAGTCAGGCAAAGATTCTTTTATATGAAAGTCTTTTCCTCCAGAAATAACTTCATTAAACTCTCCACTATTTAAGTATTCTTGCAGAATATTAAACAATCCTTTGGGAACAAAATCATCTACAATATATATCATAATAGCATAGTAATATTATTAGTAAACATTCTATAAAGCTTTTCATCCTCAACCGTAAACTCATACTCGCTGTCTGGCTGGAATCCTATTTGATCTCCAACCTTTAAACCTTTATCAATAAGCTCTTGGTTTATATACTTTATAGTTCCAACCAAAGGCTCCTCCTTGATTCCTGTAAACAAAAAGAAATCTTCTTTATTTTCAACTGGTTTTACAAAGCAATACTTTCCGTGAGCGTGCCATTGTTTTCCATCATTAAATAAAAAGAATTGATCAGGGTCTATAAAGAATAAGTCTTCTTTGAAATAACTCTTACCGCTCTTTTGTATTCCATACATATTGTAAAAAAACTTGAACACATTGTGGTGAACAAGTAGAGTGTCCCCTTTTTTAATAGGACCCTTATAAGCTAATGGAGTAGAAACAACCTCTGCAAATCTATTAGATACAGTGTGGTCTTCCTGTGAAGAACTAATAATAAACTCCACATCTCCTATGTCTTTAGTGTTATCATATCGCTTTCCCTTCATGGGTCTAACGATAAACTGATATGGTGACCTCATTAAAAATTAATATTAAATTCAACTGAAATTGGAAGAGTAAACAAAAACTCTTTCCACAAATATACAGCGTCATCCTTTACAATCCAAATCTTATATGATGTCTCCTTTGCTTGAATAAGATGTATCTTGTAGTTTCCACCAAGAACATCTTGCCCAACTATGTAGTGCATAGCGCTATCTTTGTAGTCAGCGCCAATTGATATTTTTCTAATATCCATTTGATTTTATTTTTCATCAACAACTATACAGCTATTCATAATTTCTGTAATTTCCTTTACAGTGTCTAAGTGACTTATGGGTAGTGTTTGTAGTAGTTTATTGATTTTATTAATTACTTCTTCAGTTAATTTAATTTCCATTTTATTATGCTAATAATATTCTTTCAAGCGTTCCATTTATAAATACCTCCCAGTACTTCCCTTGCGATACTGATGATGTTACAACATTTCCAGATGGGATGGCTGCTGAACCAATGTGTATCGTGTTGGGTCCATTGGTATTCTGAGCGCCTTTACCTATAACTATAGATCCCTCGTAATTTGTATAAGCATTAGCTCCTATAACAATTGAGTTTGAATGCTGATTTCCGCTCGTTCCATTTTGCACGTCATAACCTATAAGAACAGAGCTCTGAACTTGAGTTGTATATCCAGCGTCTGAAGCTGCGTCCTCACCAATAATAACAGATCCTAAGTGGTTAGTATTGTATCTTGCTGCATTAGTACCAATAACAAGAGCGCTTTGATTTCCTCCTGAATAACCTGCATAAGAACCGATTAGAACTGAAGCGCTTTTTTGTCCAGACCCAGAATTTTTTCCTGCTTGATAACCTATGATAACACTCGCCTCTCCTCCTGTAGAGTTTAAGTTTTGACCAGCTAAAGCTCCGATAATAACATCTCCTGATGTCAATCCGTTAGTGGAATTTTCTGCGACACCAAATCCCATAAGAACGGTTGAGGCTTCGTCAGTCATTGTGTTGCCTATTCGAGCTCCTACAATTGTATTAGACTCAAAATCTCCTGCAGCAGAAGTTGGGTCTGCCAGGTTTAATCCATCTGAAGTAACTATAATGTTATATCTTCCAAAGGCATTTTGATTTAATTTATTATCTAAAGTGTTAACACCAAAAGAAGGAGTTGATGTATATCCGCCACCTGCGTTAAGCTTGAATCCGTTCAATCCTGCACCTGCTGAAATTGCATAACCAAGAGTGTCAACTGTATTTTCAAATCCTATAGATTTACCTTGATTTCCATTATCTACAATTCTACTATCACCAACAGATGTTCCTGCTGGATTATCAAACTTAGCTATAAAATTCTGCGTTCCTGATATTGGAAAGCTACCAAGGTTTATAGTAAGATAATAAACTCCTCCAACCTGTGAAATAGCCGTGCTTATTCCTGTTCCTCCAAGTATTTGAAGATCGTTATTTGTTGGGTCTATTGTTGCGGAACCCACATCAGCAGCTAAATTCCATGATGCTAACCCTGTCCCAGATCCTGTGTAATCAATTGTAAACATTCCAGCGTCCGTACCATCTGGAGTGACAGTTATATCTGTTCCTCCAACAAGGCTTGTAACACCAGTGTTTTCTATAGTAATTGCTCCAGTGTTGGCACTTAAATTCAATCCATTACCAGTAGATGTTAAGGAAGTAACACCAGTGTTTGTAATGGTTGCTGATTTAGTTCCAGCTACATTACTTAAAACAACATCAATTCCAGCTCCGTTATTAAGGTTAAGAGTGTTCCCATCATTCATACCAAACTGAGATGTTCCTGATCCGTCAGAGGCAACAATAAAATTACTCATTGATCCAGTTGGCCCAGTGTAAGCTATTGTTACATCTCCAGTATAATTACCAGCACCTTGGTCAGATCCAGTAGTGATTTCTAAGTTAGCTCCTGCTGTTAAGGTATTCACCTGATTTCCTGCAAGTGTCGGTACAGCCCATGTATTATCCCCTCTTAAGAATGTAGTAGCGTCTGTAGTTCCAGTAGCTGACAAGTCAGCTGTTACCGTAACGCTTCCTGAAGTAGAGGAGGTAGGAGACATATCTATAAATGTTCCGTCTGTAGTAGAAACATCTAATACTCCATCATTAGTTAGTGTTACACTTCCTGTTGATGCAGAGGCGGTTATGCCACTGCCTCCAGTAATATCAAGAACACCATTGTTTTGTATTCCAACAACGTAAGGACTTGCAAAAGTTCCCAGTCCAGAAAGAGCACAAATAATACCACTTCCTATAGAATTAAAAGTAACATAGTCGCTATCTTCAATATCGCTATAAACTCCAGTTGCACCAGCTGCAAGCTTCCAAAGACTCATTGTTCCAGGAGCTGCTCCAGCAGTAATAGCGCTAACATGTCCCTCAGCTGTAACCGTAACTGAACTTGGGTAACTGTAAGCGGCAGCCGCAACACCTGATGCATCGTGAGATATAGTAACATTGTTTGTTGCTGTGACAGCAGTACTAATAGGAGCTGTTCCTAATATGCTAAGCGTGTTATCTGTTGTGTCTACAGTATCCGTACCTGAATCGCCTGCTATACCAAATGATGCCATACCAGCAGTGTTGGACACCCAACTACCATCTCCAGCAAGAACAGTACCTGCTGTTCCACCTGTTGGAACATAACCAACATTAGACCCTCCAGCATAAGCATAAGATGTAAGCTGAAGGTTATTTGTATTTATTGAAGCGGCCAAAGGAAACCCTGTAGATGTTGATGTAGCTATTGACTGCGTAAGAACAGCAGCTGTGCTTAAGGTTATATCATCACCAGATAAAGTAGATGTAATCCCTGTTCCACCGATTATGTTTACGGTATCGCCATTAGTTATAGATGATGTGCTTGAGTTGTCACCTATACTCCAGCTGCTCATACTTCCACCTCCGCCAATAAAACTTAAGGCAGCTTGACCATCAGCGCCAATAGTAACTGATATATCAGGTGAGCCTGTTATGTTTGTAATACCAGTGTTTACAAAAGTGACTACGTCTGTAGCTGATACAGTGGCTGTCATACCAGTGCCTGCGCTAAACGCTGGAGTACCAACTAAGAAACTTATTATGTTTCCGTCAGTAATTGTTGCAGTGTTTGCTGCTCCGTCTCGAATATCAAAGCTACTCATTGTACCGCCACCAGAAGGTAGTGCGGTCCAAGCTCCTGAAGCTCCATCAAGATACTGACCAGCTGCTCCTCCTGCAGGTACATGACCTACATTAGATCCACCAGCATATGCATTTGAAACAACACTTACAGCTCCTGTAGTAGGGCTAATAGTTAATGGTGTTCCAGTAGATGTTCCTGCTGCACCAGCTGAAACAGAGCTTACTGCTGAACCACCAGAGGCAGCCTGCCACTCTATACCTGTCGCTGTGGATGTAAGAACATATCCTACAGCTCCATTAGTTCCTAAAGTGTCTTGTATGTTTGTTGGTATAATTGTTGGAGCGGTAACAGAAGCTGATCCTGTTAACACTATACTTTGAGCGGAACTGTTTCCGTTAGTAAGTACATCGTTAAGATCAGGATTTACAGAAACATCTGACCATGTAACTCCTCCTCCAGTTGAGGTTAATACTTGTCCGTTTGTGCCAATATTTCCTCCAGCATTTATAGTGCTTGAAGCTTGAAAGTAAAGCTGCCCTGTAAGATCTATGTCACCAGTAAGGTTTATATCTTCAGTTGCAGTATTATTAGCAGTTAAGACAGATTGTAATGTTGCGGCTGTAGCAGAAGCTGCATCCACCCACTGAACACCTGTTCCAGTTGAGCTTAGAACTTGACCTGCTGTTCCAGAGGAACCTGCTCCGTCTTCTATCGTTCCATCAACTTCAATATCCGCAGTAAATGTATTAGTTCCTGAGAATGTATTGGTTGAAGCCAATGTCATAGTATTGGTAGCTGAAGTCGTGAAAGCTCCAGTGCCAGCCATATTTATTCCTATGTTGGTTGCCGTATTGCCTACATTTAAAACTTGCTGTAAACTTGGTGTTGTGCCAGCAGCACTTGACCACTCCACTCCTGTTCCTGCTGAATTGACAGTAAGAACCTGTCCAGCCGTACCGACACTACCGCTGTAATCACTTATAGATGTTGTTGCTCCAAAGTCTAAAACAGTTCCTAAATTTACAGAGCTACTAAATGTAGCTACACCACCTACCGAAAGGTTGGATGCGCTGTCTAAGTTTAATCCGCCTGATGTTACATTGATCGTTCCTTGATCAATATTCATATCCACTAAGGTGGAACTGTTACCGTTATCTAAAGTCTGTTGTAGTGTCTGTGTGTTTGATACTGAACTCCACTGTAGTCCAGTAGCTGTAGATGTAAGTACCTGACCTAAAACACCTAAAGAGCCAGAGTTATCCTGAATGGCAGTCGGAACTAAATTACCATTAACAATCATGTTTCCAGTAAGGAACATATTTGCTACCGCACTGTTACCCTCATTCAAAACAGACTGAAGGTCTTGCAATGTAGAGCCGCTTAACAAGTCGCTTACCTTAAATGTAACCGTCTTATTGTTATCGCTAACATCTGTTGCTATAAGTAAGTCGCTTGCTGTGGGTGTGACCGTGGGGTATACCGAAGTATTTTCAATTTTTGCCATCTCTTATATTATGTTGTGGATATTAATCTGTACTGAAAGCTTATCCTAATACTTCCGTCTCCCTGAGTAGATGGACTCGTTCCCTGAACGAATGTCTCCGCATTAGAAGGAACTGCAAAAGGATAACTTTTAGATATGTCTGAAAACTTATTTGTAGCAGAAATAAGAGTTGATGTTGCTGTGTTTAAAAGGGTTGCGTCAAACTCAAAGTAACATGTGGTCGATGAAGGATTGGTATACCCTTGCGGTTGTATTCTAATCTTAGTTCCAGCAGGAAAGTTAAAAGGTTCAGCTCCCGCTTTATAATAAATAGCTGCGCTTATAGGAACAATCAACGCTGTCCCTTGATCCAACACAGGTAGTAGTTTTGCTACCGTGTTAATATTTTTTACTTCAGTTGAATCTAAAACCACCTCAGCCTCCGCACCTCCATTTAGAAAATTAGATAAAGATCCAATAGTTACTGTTTTGGTAGCGTCACTATTAGTAACATCTGTTACTACAAAGTAATCGCCTGATGTAGGGGGTATATTCGGATAAGCCGAGGTGTTTTTAATTCTTGCCATTAGTCTTGTGCTTCTAACTCTTTTTCTGTTACCTCGCCAGTTTCAAGATTAATCACAGCAGTCTCACCATACTTTTCCATAAGGCTTAACTCATGATTCTTAAATTCTGACTTGATTTCTTCTATTCTTTTACATAGAGTATACTCTTGTAAACTCAAATCTCCCAACTGAGCTTTTAACTTATTGAACTCAGTGTTTAGTGCTTGAATTGAATCAAGCGTTTCTTTTGCTATTTTCTTAGCCATTGCATTAAAATTTAAAAATTAATATTAATGCAAAGATAAGAAAAGTATTGTAATGGTCTTTATTTGTTTTCTTTGCTTGATCCTCCAAAGAAGAAGTCAACAATGGTGTTGACCTTACTGGACATAGCTCCAAAGACTGTGGATATAAATCCTATCTCATACTCTGTAAGAACTACAGTATGAAGAACGAAGTAACTGAACATGGTATAGGTTAAGGCAAAGTAAGCCACAGTAAATAGTGCGGCTAATATTTTTTGTATAAAGGCATCATCCTTATATAGTGATCTGGCATCCTTTCTATCCTCCACTTCTTTAGCAAAAGCTTCACGCTCTGCTTCAAGCATTATCTTCTTCAGCTCTAACTTTACCTTCTCTCTTTCCTCGTCTGTTGTAATAATCTCATCAAGTATGCCCTCAGCATTCTCAACTACTTTTCCAAACAAACCCCCTAACACTTTATTAATCATAGTCAGTATATTTTATTGTTACCTCTTCTCCGTTAGCTATTGCTTTTGCGATAGACGGATAAATCCTTTTATACGCATTAACACTTTTACCCACGAATCCATCAGGGAGGATTTGATTATTTTCTTGTGCGTCCCCCACAATAAGGCATCCTGCAGTGTGTTCGTCAGTGTTGCCAGTATGTATAAGGATATACTCAAAATTAGGAACATCAACGATATGCAACATACCACGATGAAGACCAGGATATTTTTTACTATATCTTTCATGAAACCCTCCTTCTTTTCTTAATTCTATACAATACGTTCCAGCAGGCACTCGTGTTTCACCACGAACTTTTAACACTCTTCTTTCGTCTTCTAAGGTATAACAAAGAAATCGTCTACCCAGTGGCGTTAACTCAAAAAGCAGACCACTTGTAGAGTCTGCTTCTGAACTAAATCTTAATACTTCTAATTCCAAACTTTACTTTTTAAGTATTCGGTATATTTTAAAAGCGGTATACCCTATTGCGAGTAGTAGTGATATAAATGTTAGAACTTCGTTGCACTCTGTTAATGTAAGTCCAAGCGCCCCTGCGTTGGCACCCACTACTGCTGCGGTATCTTTCACTTCGTTATGCATTTGTATTTGTTGAGACGTATGTAAAGTCCCCCATCCATGTTGTAGTTTGTGTCCAAATCATAGTGGCAAAGTTACAAAAAATATTATACAGATCCTCCGTCACTGATTGTCCAGTTATTAGGAGCTGATGTTAGTATGTTTCTTGATGCTGCGGCTGCACCACCTGCGCTATATTGAGACCCTCCAAAGTCCACCGTCAGTCCGCTATTTACATTCTGATGAGCCCAGCTAACTAAAGTTAGGTTGTAGTTAGAAGTGCTTAGACCAGTAGCCGATAACATAAATCCTAAATTTACATCACCAAAGTTAGTTATACCCTCTATATTCCAAGCGGCTAAGGATTGGTCGAAGCTATCGCAGTTGTAGAACATTAAAGCCATATTCCATACCTTAGAAGTGTCCCAGCTATATATATCACCATTAAAATTAAAGCAGTTATAAAACATAGCATACATGTTTACAATTTCAGAATTATTTATTTGCCAATCATTTAAGTCTTGAACAAAATTTCCGCAGCTATTAAACGCTTGAGCAAAAACGTTTATATTGCTTACGTCCCAACTATTTAAAGGCTGATTAAATGTAGAGCATCCTTTAAAACATTCATCTATTCTTGTTACACCACTTACATCCCAGTTGCCTATAGGTCCGCTAAAGTTACTACAACCTCTAAACATTCTATAAAAAGAAGTAGTAGAAACAGTAGGAGCGTCTGTAGCTGTACAGGTCATATTAGCGCATCTAAAGAACATTGCAATATTATGTATATCTAAAGCTCCCCATCTATTGATATTGTTAAGCTTGAGGTAATCTCCAGGGGCATTAAACTGCCATCCCTGAATAGTACCATCTATAGATATAGTCTTAGGTGTAGTGTCTGGGGTTTGTAGTTTTACAGATACACTTTCTATTTCTATGTTAGTA